TTCAGCGAGAGAGCGGGTTCGATGTTGTTCTTGAGGTCCTTCATCGTCGCCCCTCCTTAGGTCGAACACTTGAGCTTGCGGATCGCCTCGGGCAGAACCACCTGGCCACCGACCCGCTTGCGGGCGATGAACCGGATGTTGCCGGAAGCGGCCTGGGTGAACGGGTCGCGCTGGACTTCGATCGCGACGCGGTCGACGATCGTGTAGCCGGCGCCGAAGTCACCGAACAGCACGGGGAACGCGCCGCCGGCTTCCGCGGGCATATCGGGAGCTTCGACCACGGGACGGCCGAGGAGCAGGCCGGGCTCGCTGCCAGACAGGCCGGGCTGCCACAGGTACTGACCCGAGGTCACGTCCTTGAGCTTGCGGACGCTGGCGATGGTCGCGCGGCGCATCATCCACACGGCGTTGCGAGCGTAGGCATCCTTGATCGCGTAGAACAGCTCGATGAGCCCGTCTGCGCCGACAGCCGTCGAGACGCCAGAGTTGGTCTCGCCGATCGAGGCGTTCGTGAGCAGGCCTTCCGGCTTGCCGATCGCATCGCCCGAGATGAAGGCGGAACCTTCAGCCACGGCGAACCGCTCGGCGAATTCGGCGTTGAGTTCGGCCTCAACGTTGAACGCGGCATCCTCGAGCATCTGGCGCGAGACATCGACGAGAGCGTACATCTCGTGCGTCGGGATCTCTTCGAGGCCGAAGGTCAGGCCGGTGGTCTCGGCGCGGGCGCCGGACTCGGCGACCCAGGCTGCCGAGAACACGCCGGAGCGCTTCGGGAGCTGGATGGCCTTGGCAGCGGTCTGACGGACGCGAGCGACCGAACGGACCGGCGAGGCAACCGTGATGCCCTTGATGATTTCGCGGACGAACTCTTCGGGGGCCAGGTAGCCACCGAGGGTGTCGTCGGCCAGGATCAGGGCCTTCTGCTCGACAGCGCCGGTGCGAAGGAACTTGTTGTAGGCGGCCTTCGCCTCATCGACGCCAGCCGAAGCGTTGCCGAGGAGAGCGGGGCGGTTGGTCTTGGTCTCGAGGGCGTCGATGCGCTCGTTGATGCGGTCGACGTGAGCACGGGTCTCAGCAGCCGATTCGCCGAGCTTCTTGGCTTCCGCCAGGGCCCGGTCGTTGACCGACTTGAACTCGTGCCAGAGATTCTGAATCTCGGACATGTTCGTTATCCTTTCAGTGCCGCACGCAGCAGGGCGGCGAGGGTGTCCATCTCCGGCTCGCCCTCCTCGGGCATGCCGGGCTCCTCCGGTGCGGCTCCTTCGGGCGGGGTGGATTCCTCCGGCCCCTCCATCAGGAGTGCTTCCATCATGGCCTTCGCCATGACCAGATTGTTCATACCCACCTCGATCAGCGTGAGGACCTGCGCCATCCGGGCCTGATGCCCCGACCCGTAATCGTTCTTGATGGCGGTCACACTTGCGAGTTCGTTCGCGGGAAAAGTCACCAGAGAGACCTCCAGGAGCTTGAGTTCCTTGAGCTGGCGGACCTTGCCCTGCCAGCCGTCCTGCACGACCTGGTAACCGATGCTTAGGCCCTTGATCGCGCCCTGCTTGAGCAGCGCGTAAGCTTCACGACCGCGGGCGGTCTCGAGGTTGATCTCGCCGCGCACGACGCGCAGGCCCTTCGAATCCTCGACCAGCTCGAGCACGCCGACGGGTTCAGTGGTGTCGTGCTGCCAGAGCAGGGGGACGACGTTGCCGCGCTCGCTCAGCGACTTGCGGAACGCTCCGGGCATCACCACGTCTCCGTGCTGGTCCACGTTGTTGAAGATGCTCGCGTAGCCGGTGAACACTCCAGCCTCGTCGGCCAGGTCGCCATCCGAGATGCGGACGGACTTGCGGTCGATGGTCTTCATGGCCTTGCCGGCCTCCTCTCGGTCGATCATTGCAGCCACCTTGTTACTCCATACCCGCCCGGGCTCTCCGCCCCAGAGCAGGTACGCGACGTATCCAGGGGTCGGCGGGCTGTCCCACCCGGGCCGCTTATCGACCGCGTGGCGAGCGTGCCAGGCGCGCATCTTGATGATCTTGTCACGGCTCGCTGGTTCCCCCGAGGCCATCCGGCGAGCCCACGCCACCGTCTCGGGCTGGAGACCGTCTCCGCTTGCCCCGGCCTCGTGCAGCTCCAGGCCCCGGCGCAGCGCCTCCCTCACCCCCTGCGGAGGCGTCAGATACTTTTCGATCGGCATCGGGCGCCTCCTCTAGTGATCCGCGCTGTACGGGTGCATCTCCTTGACCCGGTGGAAGGTCCACGTCCAATCGCTTCTTGCGACGAGATAGCCCTCGGTCTCGAGGACGTACGTGCTGCCGGGGTTCTCTCGACACTCATCCTCCGCTCCCGCACGGGCCGCGGGTTGACTCTCGTGCCAGACCTCCCGGTCCCACTTGTCGATCGACGGCCGGTAATCGTACCGCTTGCCGCGCTCGTCCTGCATGAGGTCATCGAGAGTCGGCCTCACTATCGGCGGGATCGGGCCACCGGAAGATGGTGACGGGTGCCACCCCCGCGTGGACCGCGTCACAGAAGACTTCCGCTTCGCCACCGCCGTCTCCATCCCAGAACATGCTCCTCCGGGTCTTGACCCCGGGGAATCGTGCGCGCAGGTCCTCCTCGAGGATCGCGCAGGCAGCCACCGCGTGACGCTCGCCCTGGACGTGCGACACGATCGGGTGGATGATCGCCCGGCGGATCGCCTCGCTCTGGTCCGGGCTCGCGGGGTGCACGGGCTCACTCATGCTCGTGGACCCACGTGTGAACCTCGAGCACGTCGTCGCCCTTGAGGATTACGCTCGCGCGGTCCTGATGCAGCACCGAGGCCAGCGGACCGTACCGCTCCGACTTCAGCTGCGCCGCGTTCATAGCTGTCCTGCGGTTGCCGTGCTGAACGATCTCGACCATTACGATCCTCCGATCGGGACTTCGACGTAGACTTCCATGCAGCGGCAGTTGCAGACGTTCGCGGCCCCGCCTGCCGGGTCGTGCGGGTGCATCATCTGCGTCCCGGCCACGTCGTATGGGTCGGCGAGCGGGACGATCGTCCCGTTCAGCGCCGCATGGTCGGGACGGCTGCGGCTGTCCACCAGCGCGACCCACCGCTTCCGCAGCTCGATGCCGAGGGGCTGCACGTCCTGGTTGAGGCTCACGGCCTCGAGGTTCGCGCCCTTCGACGAGGCCACCCCGACCTCGGTGCGGGCGATTAGCATCGGGCGGTACTGATAGTTCGTCGCGTAATCGCCCGGGAGCGCCCCGACGTCCGTGACCTCGTAGAGCCCGCGGATCTGCCGCGCGATGGTCTTGTAGTCCAGCGCCAGGTCGAGCCCGTCCTGGATGATGCCGCGGATCTCGTCACGAGTGGACGTGCTCACGAGAGCCACCTGCGAGGCCACGGCGGACTTGACCCAGGAATCCCACAGCGATCGGACGTTCTGAAACACGCCCTTCGTCTCGCGGATTCCGAGAGCCTTCTTGCGATGCGCCATGGCCTTGCCCACGAGGCTCGCGCTGTCACGCCCGACACGATCGTACAGGCTCGTCAGGACGGGCGTGAGAGCGTCCTGCGAGCCGAAGCTAGGGTTTGCGTTGCCGCCCTCCACCTGATCGGCGATCTCGCCAAGACCGGCGCGGAGAGCCTTTCGGACGCGAGGCTCGTAGATCCCGACCCAGTATTCCCGGCGACGGTCCATGGCCTCGTTCAGCTGCTCGAGCGGGTCGGGTGCTGCCTTTACCTCGGGAGCCGGAGCGGATGCCTGGCCGGTCGTCGGGGCTTGCGGTGGCATCTCGGCCTGCACCGCGGCGGCCTGAGCCTCCGCCTGCGCCTGCGCCGAGAGATCTTGAAGAGGAGCCTTCGCCTTCCACGCGAGGATGACATCGCCTTCCTCGCGCTCCTCGTAGCCGGCCATTACGCGCTGCTCGTTGACCGTCAGCCAATCGGCCTTCTGGATCTGATTGAACAGGGCCTCGCGGTCCTCCTGGAGCGCCTCGATGCTGTCCCGGTCGTAGGACAGCGTGAGCCCCTGACCGAACTGCGGGGCGAGCCAGTTGTTCAGGTCGTCGGCGATGCGGTCGAGGAGCGGGAGGATGGTCTCGGTGTAGAGTGCCTTCCTGGCCTCGCGGCGGTTCTGGTAGGTGGCAGACATCAGACCGACCAGCTCGCCCGGCACCCCAAACGCCGCGCAGATCCGTTGAGCGGACCACAGCATAGACTTGTCCATGCTCATGTCCTGCGGCGAGAAGCTCAGCGGTTGCGCCTCGAGGCCACCGTCGAGGATCATCGGGCGCCCGACATTGTCCGTGCCCTGGTAGAGCTGCTGGATCTGTTGCTTGAGCCTGTCGTACTGCCTGTCGTCGAGGGCGTCTTGCGAGCGGAGGACCATCCCGGGCATGGCCTGGTTCTGGAGGAGCCGGACTTCGTAGCGGGCCAGCTCATTGTCCTGGTCGATCGCACGGGCCGCGGCCTCGAGCGGGCTCATCCCGTACCAGTCATCCAGCGGCGAGAAGAGCCGGATGTGAAGGCAGTGCTCAGTGTCGAGGTCGATGCGAGCCGTCGAGACCTCGTAGCGATAGCCGCGCACCCGGTTCTGGGCGTCGGGAAGCACGCGCATCCGGTCGGGCCGCAGGATGTAAAGCTCTCGCGGGGCGCCACGGTCGGGACCGACAGCCTCGACGTAGCTGTTCCCGGAGATGAGCAGGAACGAGACGAGCTGCTCCGCCCATGCCCCGTATCCCTGCTCGGGGTTCGGGCGGCGAAGAAGGTCGAGAAGCGGGTGGCTGTCCAGTTCACGGGCGGCCTCGCCGCGGCCCTGGTAGAGCCTCCAGGGAATGCCGGCGATGCCTCGGGCGATCTCGGTCACACAGGCGTAGACCCACGGGTTCGTCGCGTAGCCTTCACGGCTCAGCGCCTGGTAATCCCGGGGCGTCCATACCGCGTCCGGCAGGTTGCGTACGAGCGCCTGCGTGGTCGCGCTGGCCTTCACCTCGACGCCCAGCGCCCGGCGCATCCAGTCACGGAATCCCATCATCGCTCCCTTCGCAGACATGTCATAACCTGCGTATACCCGGATCGGCTGCCCGCTCGAGCATCAGCTCCGTGATGCCCCACACCAGCGCGTCCATCCTGTCCGGGCTCTCGTGCCCCGGGGTCCACCCGCACAGCTGGTCCTCGAGACCGGACCACGCGCCCACGTGATGGACCTTGCCCTGCTCGTAGAGGGCCGCCACGGGTTCGGCACGGGCCACCTTACCGCGGGATGCCCGCACCTCACGGATCGGGAGCCTTCCCTGTAACGTACCCAGCAGATGCCGGACGAGGTCGCCTCCCTGGTTCACCTCGACCACGATCGCGTTCGCCTTGTGGCGATTGTAACAGGCCACCACCTCGCGACCCCACGCGTCCGGGCTGCCTCGCATCGAGCGGTCGTCCAGGACGTACCCGTGGCCGTCAGCACCGAGACCCACCACGACGATCCCGGTCTCGTCGGCTTCCTCGCCAGCTGTCACCGCGGGGTCGACAGCGACGACGACCCGCACGATCTCGGGCAGGACGTGCCTGCGGTTCGCGTCAATCTCGCCACGCTGCCACAGGGCCGCCGGGTTATCGTCCAGGTCTTCGCCGAGCAGCTCCTGGCGCCCGATGCGCGTGCCCTCGTACCGGGTCACGATGGCCTCGAGGAACTCCCGGGCGAGGTTCGCGCGGTTCTGGAAGGTGGTCCCGCGGGTCACGACGGTCCCGGGGTCGGCTGCGATGCGGCGCATGAGGTCCGTCGGCCTGGGCGTGGTCGTGACGACAGCACGAGGGTCGCTGCCGAGACGCAGGCCCATCCGCAGCTGGTCCCACGCCTCCGGGTACCGCCAGGCTCCGACCTCGTCGCACCACGCGGCGTGGTGCTGCGGGCCTCGCAAGCGCTCGGGCTCGTCGGCGGAATAGCAGTATGCCAGCGCACCGGACGGGAACACGAGCCGGCGGCGGGACGGCTGGTACTCGGGGCGGTCGTGCGGGCCGCAGATGCTCATGATCCCGCTGTCGCCCTCGACCATGACATCCCGCACGTCCGCGGCGGTCGGGCCCACGAGGGCGATGCGGCCGACGTTCCGGGCCTGATGCCGCACCCACTCAGCCCCGACGCGCGTCTTGCCCCAGCCGCGGCCGGCCTTCACGAGCCAGGTGCGCCAGGTGCCCGCGGGGGCGAGCTGCTCCGGACGGGCCCAGAACGGCCACGCGTAGCGAAGCGCAGCCAGCTCGGCGGGCGTGAGGCTCGCGAGGATGCGCTCCCCGTCGGGGCTGCCGGCCAGGTCGTGCAGGTTCACGGGATAACCGCGCTCACGCTGGACCGTCCTGGCTGCCCGTCAGCGCCCGTAGCTTGGACATCACGGCTTCCGCGTCGACCTTCACCTGCTCCTCGCCTTCACGGGCCTCCTGGAGGCCTTCCCGGCCATCCCTGCGCCCGTAGTCGTTCGGGTATCGGCGTTCGAGCTTCCACGCGGCAGCGGTCCAGTTGCCCTCGCTCGCCGCCTTCTCGATCCGGGCCAGCCACCCGACCGTCGCCTTGCCCTCAGCTTCTTTTATAGCGTCATGAAACGCCGGAGATTCGCGCATCCAGCGCCTGAACGTCTCGTAGCTAATGCCCGCGAAGTTGCAGGCGTGGGCGTAGGTGGCGCCCAGCTCGATGGCGTGGCAGAGTCGCTCCTGGCGCTCGGGAGTGCACTTGCTCGTGCGGCCCATGGTTCCTCCATGTAGAGACGCCAGGATCGCCCCTGTCCCGTCACCCCGGGGGCGCCTGGCGGGCCTAAGGTAGCATCCTCGCGGCCCAGAGCTGCACCACCGAGACGAACGGTGCGGGAGGTCAGAACACGACCAGCCGGCGAACCTGCATGCAGCGTATGTGAGCATTGTACCCAAGAATAAACCCCCGGTTTCCCGGGGGCCGTTCGTTAGATGAGGGTGACAAGCGCCTCGCGCGGGCCAGTAGGTTCAAACTTGACATACTTGGCTTTCGCCATGTTCATCACCATCCGGTACGCGTAGATCGGGGTCCACTCCATGAAGTTCGCGATCTCGGCGATCGTTGCCGTGGTTCCGGTGCCGTCCTCTTCGTCCTTGATGAATCCGAACTGAGCGAGGAGCCCGTAAGAATCCATGGTCATGTAGCCCTCTTCGAAAGTGTCGATGAACATCTCGGTGTCTCCTTCGTGTGAGTGGTGCGCTCTCGATGTATTAATACTACTCGGGGACGTATCAAGGTGTCAATACTTTTCCACGAAAAAGTTTAGCCCCGGGAATCTCTCCCCGGGGCTCGTGGTGGTTGCGGGTCAGGCTGGCCAGAGGCCCCAGACATCGACCATCTTGAGGCTCTCGTAAGCGCGAGCCTTGCGGACCTCCTCGTCGAGGTCGATCTCGACCGGCTCCCATCCCTCCACCCCGAGGCCATCGTCATATGTCACCTGCTCCTGCTTCGCGGCCCAGCTCTGATAGGCCTTGTTCCGCTTGCACTTGCCGCACTCGACCTTGCTCATGTCCCGGGTGCTGATCGCGTGGTTGCCGCGGTTTCCGCAGGCGGTCGCATACATCGGGTTCTTACCGCTCAGGTGCATCAGCTGCTTACCGTGGTTCATCTCGGATCTCCTTCGGGTGTGGGTGCGCCCCCGGTTTCCCGGGGGCTGGTGGCTGGATTATCGGATCAGCCGCTCCCAGGGGGTCACGATTTCGATCTCTCGCATCGTCACCATCCGCTCCTGGGGGATTCCGTTCGACCGGGGGACCGAGACCTTAACATAACCGTCAGCGTAGATGAACTCGATGAATGCTGCCTCGGCGTCTCCCTTGCGGTCCCAGACATAAACGTGCTCGCCGATCGTGTAGGTGGTCATCTCGGTGTCTCCTTCGGGTGGGTGGTGCGCTCTCGATGAATTAATACTACGACGCCCCGTATCAAGGTGTCAACACTTTTCTGCGCAAAAAATCACCCGGGCCGAGACCCGGGTGATCGAAGGAGATCGAGAGCGGCGCGTGCGCCAGGGCGGTTTGTCTTCGGGGGGCCCCGTCCCTTTCAGCCTCGCGGCCTAGCTGTTCACCCCGGGATGATCATACCACGGCGCAGCCACGCGAGGAGCCCGGCGGTGTCGTCCGCGTTGTCGAGCTGCTGCTCCAGCTCGTCGTCCTGGCGGTCGGCGTCATCGGCCCCGGGGTCGCCGCTCGGTCGGTTCACCGGACCCGGTTCCCGAAGGTATCCCACCGGCTCGGGGCTGCGCTGTACCTGTCGAGGAGCGCGTCGAACTCGCCGGGGTCGAGCATGATAGGGTCGTGTCGCCAGTCGCAGTATCGCCCGTCCCGGAGGGCCGCCCGGGGGCTGCCGCAGATCAGACAGCCACCGGTCGCCTGGTGAGCTTTCGCGAGGATCGACTTCCACCGGGCGTCATCGCGCCACGTCCTCGTGTGATCCGGGTCACGCTGCTGGAGGTCAGCGTCTGGCGTGCAGGTGTCACACACGGTCCTCTGCCGCCCCTTCGACTGCCCGACCAGCTGGCCGAGGAGCCCGCAGTAACGACAGCCGACGGCGGTGACCTTCGGTCTCTCGGCGGTGATCTTCCGGTTGCGCTTGAGGTTCTCGACGTACGGGATCTCCATTCGCGACTGGCCGCGCCGGTAGCTCATGAGCCCCTTGAGTTCCTTACCGCGCCCGACCTCTACCATCCGGTTCGCGACCCAGCGCACCCACGCGTCCGACCGGTTGAGCTTCCGTGCCAGCTCCGTGACGTGAATCGGTCCGTGCTTCAGCACGTCGACGATTGCCGCCACGTCGTTCTCGTTGATGTCCCGAACTTGCCATGCCATATCGATCTCCTTGCTAGCGCGATGCCCGGCCCCTCGAACCTCTCGAGGGCTACCGGGCATGCGGGTGGTGGACACCCTGATTCTACCCGATCCCGTCGCGTTTCTCACGCTGCTCGATGAGCGTGGCAGTCGCTTCCGCCAGGAGCCGGAGCGCCCGGTGCAGCACCTGGTCGTCCTCGTCCTGTCGCGCCCGCATCCTCTCGCGCTCATGTTCACCGCTCACGGCTTGCCTCCTCGCTGAACCCGTCCGGGTATCGCGCCCGGAGCTTCGCCACGTTCATCCCTGCCACCACGCCCATCTCGGAACCGAGCAGGCTCGTCAGCTCCGCGATGTACCATAGCACGTCCCCTAGCTCCTCGAGCATGGCCAGCGTGTCCAGGTCGTGGCCGTGGCCGATGTGTTTCTTGACCGCCTCCGAGACCTCGGCAGCCTCGCCCACGAGCCCGAGGGCCGCGACGGCCAGGCGGTCACGATAGAGCATCTCCGTCCGGGCCGTCCGCTGCGATTGCTCTTGGTAGGCGCTGAAACCCGCGTCAATCGTCGACCACACGTCCGTCGCAGCACCGTCTCGCAGCTTTCTGCCTGCCTCAGCGTCTTCGAGAAGTTGGCTAATGTCCATTTTTAAGTCATTAAAATCTATGCACGATGATCGCTGATAACCAAGCGTGACATAATATGATCCGCATCCGTCAGACTCATATCCGAATGATTTTCCGCCATCTTTGACCCACTGACTCAGCCACTTGTATGCTTGATTATCCATTGTCACCCTCCCGCATTTTGCGTCCGGATTCGGCGTCAGCCAGGAGTTGACACATGCCTTCGTAAAACCCTAAATACTGTCCATATAGACTTTCGTTATAAGATTTAAATCGAAAACAAGTTAACGGGTAAATATAATCTTTATGTACATCATCTCCATCAACCCACCTGCAACCTTCACTGACCCACTCGCTTAGCCACTTGTAAGCTTCGTTCTCCATCACACGCCCCCCTCAGTCCAGTCGCTCGCCTCGTCGATGAGCCGTTCAAGCTCCGCCATCCGGACCTTCCGGATCGCGTAGATCTCCTGGCGGTCACGAGCTGCCCAATCAGCCACGATATCCTCGATCAGCTCCCACATCGCGAGCTGCGCCTGCTCCTGCCTGGTCATTCCTGCTCCTTCACATCGTCGATCACGCCGCATAGCTCCTCGAGGACCACGAGGTCCGTGAATCTCACTGCCATCGTCGATGGTCGGTTCAGCGAGCCCCACTCGACAAGCAGTGTCTCGATCACGTCACGCAAGGCGACCATGGCGCGCTCCTGTCTCGTCATCAGATTGACCTCCCGCCACGGTACCGCGCCAGGGCCTTCTGCCGGTTGCTCTGGATGCCCAGCTCCCGGAGCTTCCGGCGCAGGCTCTCGACGTTGACGCCGATCGCGAACGAGATGGCCTCGACCGCGTGCCCTGCCTCGATCATCCGCCGGATCTGCGGGATCTTGGGCTCCCAGTCAATTCGACCGAACCCGCGGCGTCCCGGGTCCTTCGCGAGCCTGCCCTGCGCCCGGAGCGTCGCCCGCATCCGCACGACCCAGTTATCCGACCGATTGATCGCGGCGGCGATCTCGGCGATGGTCGCGCCGGACTTCGTCATCTCCAGCACGGTTTGCACGGCGTCCTCGTGCCCGGGCTGGCAGCGACGGCCCGAGCCCTTGCCATTGAGCGCACCCACCGTGACCAGCTCCCGGATGACGGCGTAGCAGGTCGACAGGTTCCGCCCGAGAGCCACACTGATCTCAGCGACGGTGGCGCCGCCGTTGTAGAGCTTCACGACGGCCGACACGAACTTCGGGTCGCGCACGCGCCTGCGCGGGGCGATCTCTCCGGCCTGCTCCATTCGGGTGATCATCTGCGAGATGGCCGGTTGAGTCGTCCCGAGTTCACCGGCGATCTGCTCCTGCGTCCGTCCCTGCTCGAGATACTCCCGGATCTGATCCCGGATCTGTTGCTTCGTCTTCACAGCTTGCCCTCCGCTCGCAAGGTCCGCACGATGAGGCTCACGGTAGGCTGAGAACACCCGAGCTTCTCGGCGATCTCGACCTGCTTCGCCCCGGCGCGGGTCATCCGCAACACGAGCGCGATGAACTCCTCGGGTCGGGCGTTCGGGCGGATCTTCACGCCGAGCTTCCGCAGCTCCAGGGCGACGGCGTAAGGGTGCAGGGTGCCGCCTCGGGTACCCGTGTAGCCCATCTCGATCAGGCTATCGGCGATCTCTCGGAGGCTCGCGCCGGCCCGGTAGGCGTCAGCGGCTGCGTGCATGGCCTTCTCGTCGGGGGGGTTCTTCGTCGTCATGTCAGATCTCCACGTCTACGCCGCGTCGTTCCGCGGCCTGTCTTGCTTTGCGTTCCCGGTCGTTGCGTCGCTTCGCCTCGCGTCGGCACGGCTCGCCGCAGTACCGGGATTTGACCTTCGTCGCGTGCCCTCCGGGGCGCCAGGACGGTATCCACGATGCCGGGTAGAGCTTACCGCATTCCTCGCAGGTCTCGGTGGCGTGCGGGCTCTCGACCGCGCTATAGTTTCCGACCGGTCTAATCGGTCCGATCATCTCTCACCTCCGGGATGTCGAGCCGGCGGGACCACCACCGGATCTGCTGCGCGAGGCCCTTGAGCCTGTCCCACGGGATCCGGATGTCGATCCTCAGCCCCGGGCCTTCCTCGAACTCGACGAGGGTCACGACCGTCTCGAGCGGGGGCTGGATCTGTCGGAACATCAGCAGACCTCCAGCAGCTCGAGCTGCACGCCGACCTGGTCGTCGTTCAGCGGGTGGACATCTGCCCGGATGAGGGCGCTGCGATCATCGGCGAAGTCCGCCTCCAGCTCGATGTAGTCTCCGATGTCGAGGTCGTCGAGCCCGCACCGCGGGAGCACGAACCACGAGTTAGACAGCTCCCACCGGTCACCCGGGCCGGCCTCCGGCGAGACCTTAACGCGGTCGATCGTCAGCTCCGCCTCCAGGGCGTCGAGCAGCCTCTCCGTGAACTCCCGCACGAACGGACTCCACCGCTTGACCTCCATGCTAACCGTCATGCCTCGACCTCCTCGAAGTCCGAAAACGCGATCCGGACCATTTCTTCGTCAATCTTTTCGACCTGCCCGAGCGCGTCCTGGATCACTCGGCGGATCCTGGCGTGGCTCCAGCCAGCCCGGACCATCGCGACCGTAACGGCGCTCGTGAACTCCTCGCGGATGCGCGTCACGATGTCCTTGAGCATCGCGACCTCATTCTCCGTCATCGGCATGTCAGACCTCCAGCGCCGAGCGCAGGGCCTGGGGCCACCGGGAGATGACCATCTCGCGCAGCTCCTCGACGGTCCCATCGTGGGCGGCGACCAGCTCCGCGACCTCTTGAGCGGTCGTTCGGCTCAGATACCGGCTCTTGCCCATCAGCAGCTCGCCGTCACGGATCACCGGAACCGCCGTCACCCATCCGCGGCTGTAGCAGCCGTCCAGCTCCTCCCAGGCCGTCCCGATCGTGTTCCGATGACGCCCGGTGCGGAAGTTGAAAGTCTCGATGTAGCCGTTCATTTGCGATCTCCTTCGGCCTCCTGGGCCATCACCGCGGCAAGTTCTCGCATCGCGCGGTTCCATAGTGCCACCGTCTCGGGGTGCCCGAACAACCGGCCCTCCACGAGGGCGTCGATGCCATCGAGCATCGCCTCCACGCGGTCAGAAGAGACGGATGTCGTCCGCCGGGTCGGGCTGCTCGAACAGCCGCTGCTGTCGCGGATCGTGCTGCGTGACATCCTTCGGCCTCCTCCACCACGAGCCGACCTCGAGGGTCAGCGTCTCGGGCACCCACGTTGTTTCGTCCTCAGGAGACCAATCCGCGTCAGCCGTGGCCGTTGCCTCGACGAGCTGCCAGAGCGGGCCGTTCGTCAGGCGTGTCAGCTCGGCGCCTTCGACGGTCACGGTCTGGACGCTGAACTGGAACATGCTCTCCGTCAGCTCGCGGATGGCCTCGACGCTGTCCGTGATGTGGTCCCATTCGATCTCCTCGTTCCGCCGGAGCATCCCGCGGATCTCCTTGTCGAGATCCACGGTGATGCGCGTCGCGGGGGCGGACCGCTTCAAGATCTTCAGCAGCACCGCGTGCCACTCGATGGCCAGCGGGCTCAGATTCCCGACCTCGGGACTCACAGGATGCCCCGGAATCCGCGGTCCTGCGCCTCGAGGTCCAGGACGAGGTCACGGTCGATCTGCTCGTCGATCGCGGTGAAGATCCCGCAGATGCCGACCAGCGACTGACGGGAATCCCAGTAGCCCTCCGCCTTGAGGTAGCTCCTCAGGATGCTCACGGCCAGGTCGGCCGAACTCTCGCAGGTGACGTGCAGCTTCACATGCTGGTCGTCCTGGACGGACCACACGAGACTCGAGGCCACGCGGCCATCGGCGTCACGCACAGTGACCTCGACCTCGGGGCGAACCGGGCGGTCCGGTCTCCCGTGCGGGTGCCAGAGGATTTCAACGTGGTTCGGCATCTCGACCTCCTAAAAAACAGTGTCGCGCTCGAAGATGACGCGCTTCGGGGTGTTGTCGTGGGCTTCCTGGACGCTGCCGCAGCCGATCACGGCCACGGCGAAGATGAGGGCCGCAGCGAGAGCCGCGGCCAGGACCTCGCGGATGGTGATCATCAGCACGCCACCCCGAACAGCATGCGTGCCTCGACGCAGCTCACGAGCAGCTCGTGGCGATCACGCGGCGAAAGCTCATCGATGATCACGACGTCGCTCCGGTCCACACCGAGGGCTCGTGCGGCCATGTCGCGGTCCATAGCAGGGACCACCGGGGTACCGTTTGCGGTGATGTAAGGGAAGGTAATGTTCGTCATCTCGATCTCCTCGTTGCCCCGGGCGGGGCGGTCGTCCGTTCCTGCCGAGTGTCCCTCGCGCTCCGTGGCGCCCTCGCGTTCCCTCGACACATTGATATTAACGCGTCATCCTTCGACGCGTCAACGGGTTTGGCGAAGATTCTTGGAGATTTTTTTCGGCGGTTTATCGGCGGGTCGCCGGCGGTTTATCGGCGGTCACCAGTCGATCGCGGCGCCCTGCATCTCCAGCTCCGTCAGCTCGCCGATGATCGTCCGCAGACGCGCGAGAGCCGCCTCCCACTGCGGGTGATCGTCGTCGTGGTCCTCGAGCCACGCCTCCGCCTTCGCGAGTCGGGTCAGCGCGTCGAGCACGCGAGGATCAGGGGGTGTTGTCTTCGGGGTCGAGTTCGTCGACAAAGGTTTCTCTTTCATCGCGACCTGCTGCGGCGTCTCGTCCGGTGGGAGCACCTCCGCCAGCGCCTCCGGACTGAACAGACTGCTTCTTCCGGGCCTCAATGATGGCCTTCTCGATTTTTCCGACATCCTTTATCTCCTCCTGTATGGTCGTCTCGAGGACGAGTTTACTGTCCGGGTTCACGATGACGGCGACCTTCCCCAGGGTGCCGTGCTCTCGATGCTTGAGCACCTCGATCGTGCTGTGAGCCTCGTGGCGGGTGACAACGATGACGTTGTGGGCGAGGTCCGTGATCTCGCTCGTGCCCTTGATCGCGGCCTTATCGACGCCCTGGTGGTCGGATGCGCCCTTCCTCGGGTGCGCGACCAGGTGGACGTGCGCGTCGTAGGTCCTCGCGAACGCAGCCAGGCGGTCCACGGTGGTCTTCTGCGCGGTGTAGTCGTCCACCCCGATCCGCAGCCTCATCATGCTGTCCACGACGAAATGCCGAACGTCGTACCTGCGGCGGGCGTAGGTCCACACCTCCAGCAGGCGATCCACCTCGAGGGTGCCGACGTGGTCGAGGAACCACAGCCCCTCGCCGAGCTGGCGGATTGTCTCGCGGACCATCGGCTCGTCGAGCTGGTGGCTGCCGGCCGTCTGCATGACCAGCCAGCGGCTGTACCTCGGGACCGGAAGCTCGAGCGTCGCGATGCAGACGCGCTCGCCGGCGTGCACGATGATGTTACTCGCCACCTGCCCGAGGACGGTCGACTTGCCGCTTCCGTTCGCTCCGGTCCAGACCGTCAGCTCACCGGCGCGGAAGCCTCGCAGGATCCCGTCGAGGCCGCGCAGCCCCGAGGACGTGCCGACGAGCTTGCCCTCGTCCAGGAACGCTGCCACGATCGCGTCCTCGCAGTCGAGGATGCTCACGAGGGCGTCAGGGGTGGTCACCGTGGCGTTCGTCAGCGCGTGGTAGATGTCCGACCGAGAGACCCCGGCCACGAGGCACTCGTTCAGGTCCTTCATCGGCCACTTCGCGACCGCGGTGCGCCAGTGTCCGATGCGCTTCGCCAGCTCGACGGCGCATCGCCTTCCGGCGTCGTCGTCGTCCAGGCCGATGACGATCTCAGCGAACCGGTCGAGCCACGGGAGCCACTCCTCGACCCACCGCAGGTCACCCGTGCCGCCCGGCATGCTCACGACCGACCGGATGCCGTACTCCGTCGCGCTCATCGCGTCGATCTCGCCCTCGACGATGAGCAGGCTGTCCGCGTCGTCCGGGATCAGGTGCATTCCCACGAGGCCCGGGCGGGCGTCCACCTCGTGGAAGAATCCCTTGCCGGAGAGCGTGCGACGCTTGACGTCGATGAGCGTGCCCGCGTCGTCGTAAACGGGCCAGAGGATGCAGCCGTCACGGAAGCCGACCCGCCACGCCCGGGCCGTCTCCACCGAGATGCCGCGACGCTCGAGGTATGCGAGGTGGTTGCTGCTCGTGCTGGCCGCGGCTTCCTCGGGCGGGAGGCGGTAGACCTTGCGCGCGGTCTGGACCGAGACCAGCTCCCGCGGCTCGGCGATCGGCCGTGCGCCGGACAGCCGCTCGACCAGGGTGAGCCACCCGCCGCGCTGCCCGCACGAGTCCTGCCGGTTGCAGATGAACCTGCCGTCCGCGAGGTTGACGCGGAACGTGCGCTCGGCGGTCCGGCCCTTCCGGTCACCCGACCCGCAGAACGGGCACCGTGCCGCAGCCTCTGGCCCCTTCGAGCCCTGGACCTCGGTCCAGCCGGGGATGTAGCGATCGCAAAACGACCGGATCTCGGTCATCGTGGGGGGGTTGAGCATCTCGATCTCCTAGGGGTTGTCGTCCAGGCGGAGGAGGATCATAGCACGATCTTGTTCATCAAGCGGTGCAGGTGCTCGACGAAGCGAGGTGTCTTGTGGCTCGTGTTCGACTCGTTGAACAGCTCGAAGTATTCGCAGATCGCCGGAAGCCCGACCTTCTCGACCACATTTGGCCACAGTTCGATCGTCTCGTCCTTGTCGCGGTGCGGGTTCGTACTTGGGTTGTGTCGATAATGCCCCCAGATGACCTTCAGCTCGATGTTATCTTCGAAGAACTGATGATGACGACGACGACGATCATCATCTTCTTCTTTCTTTTTCTCATGTAAGACCATGGGATCATGAGAGATAAGATGTGTCCCTTTCACGGGGATTTCATAACCTGAGCCTGTCCCTTTCACAGGGACGGGTTTCCCTTTCACAGGGACGGTCGTCCCTTTCACGGGGATCTGGTAGACCTTTATAATCCGATAGCCTTGCTTCGTGCCTTGACCGTGATTTCCGCCGAAGCGATAAACCATCTTTTGCTCATGCAACCAATCGATCATCGGGCCGATCTTGTTCTTGCCGATGCCGAGCCTTGCCGCGATCTGCTTGTCGGACAGCCCAACGACCATGTTCTGATCAGCCATATTGAGCAGCTCGACGTGGAGGCCGAGGTGAGCCAGCCTATCCAGGCCCTTACCTACCGCCATGCCCGAACCTCCGTCGCAACGATCACACTTCCGTCCTCGTCACGCACCGTCAACCGACCATGACGGGTGGCCGCGTCGTAGGCTGCCTCGAGGACCTTTCCGCGACCGTACTCCAGGTGCTCGAGTGTCAGCTCAAGCCGCTCGCGCTGATAAGACATCCACGTCGGGTCCTTTGCCGCGAACTCCCAGATGATGCCCATGAATTCCGGATCCCACATCTCGACCTCCTCAGAGCCCCTAGAAGCGATTTGTTCCCGCAAGAGGTCACGTTGTACCTTCCGACGAGAAGAGCCGCCTTGCCGGGGCAGGCAGGCGGCTCTCGCGACGTTCCGTGCTAGAAGTCCAGCTCGTCCGCGTTCGGGAGGACGGCCTTGATGATGCTGCGGGCGCTCTCCCCCTCGCCGATGGTCATCGTGAGGACCTGGACCTGCCGGCCCACGAGGTCATCAATCTTGCGAACCAGGTCGGGGCTCGAGACCGGAAGGTTCATCATGGCCGCGACCCACTCGCGGGCGACTGACGGCTTCTCAGCGTTGCCCCACTTCGTGCTGGTGAATCCGGGGATCTCGAACTCGCCCTTCTTCGTGATGACGTTAAAGGTCCACGCGATCCTGTCCTCCATCACGCCGGTGTCACGGTTCGGGCGCTGATAGATCCGGTAGCCGGTGAACCCGGCCGTGTAGGTGCGGTCGGGGATCTTGACGTTGTTGCGGTCGCTGGGTGCGGCCTTCTCAGGCTGGAACTCGAATGACATGCTTGACCTCCTCGGGTCTTGTCGTCGGGTATGCTTGTGTCGGGGTGCCGACATGTCCACTCTACCCCGGGTTTCTCGGGAGTCAACGAGCATGTCAGGTTAATTATTCGTGCAGGAGATCCGGCCATGGGCGAGAGCGCGATCGTGAACGAGGTCATCCGGGCGCTGTACGATGAGCCCGGCGTCTGGATCTGGCGGAACAATTGTGGCGTCGCGAAGCCACCCGGGGCTCGCCGGGCCATCCGGTTCGGCATCCCGGGCCAGGGCGACATCTCGGGCATCGTGCGGCTGGACCTCGGTATCGGGCTTCCTGTCGGGGTGCGCCTGGAGGTCGAGTGCAAGGTCCCTGGCGGGCGTCAGTCGCCCGAACAGAAAGACTTCCAGGCAAAGACCGAAGCGCTCGGCGGGTGCTACCTGCTGGTTCACAGCGCGGACGAGGCCCTGCGCGAGCTTCGGGCCTGGCGGGCAGACAGATCACCGGAGGAAAAGTGAACGAGGGACCGATCGAGACGGACATCGATGTGACCGTGCGCCACTCGGCGAACCGCCCCGGGAAGATCATCATGCATCGGATTTTCAGCGGCGACCTGGGGCTCCTTGAAGCGAAGGACCGCGTGAGCGATTACGTCCGCCTCGAGTTGTTAAACGAGCACGGGAAGGTCTGGGTGGCTGCTAGCCCTCGGACGGTTGACTGGCGGGCGACGCTTGAACCGGAGGCCGCTCTCCGAGAGCCTTAGCCACACACGTCGCACGCCCGAGCTGCTCGAATCGCAGGTACTGCAAGTAATTGAACCACTGGACGTTAACCGTCCAGACGCTCACCGACCACCACTTCGGCAGGGTCTGGTATTCGCTGGTCACGCGGACGTGGTTCGGGCTCTCCGCGGCCACCTGCTCGAGCGCATCGACCTCTGCCTGGGTGCGCAGAATCCAGCGGGCTTCGAAATGCTTATCCACGAGAGCCTCCACTTCGTCGGCGGTGTCCTCACCGGCCCGCTCGGGTTCCTCGTCGTCCGTGAACTCCACCTCGGTGCCGGAGATAATCTGGACCGTGCAGCCGTTGAAGGTCACGCGCTGTGGCGAGGAGGCGCGCTCGCCGAACAGCTTCTGCCACAGTTTCGCGAAAACGTTCATTTGTCGCCCCCCAGATTAAAGTACCCACGGTCGAGCATTTCGGCACGCACATGCCGGCCCTGTTTCGTGTACCTCAGAGTGAGCAGGTAGCACCCGGTGTCAGTCGGCGGGAACGCGCCGTCGCTAGCGTATCCGCCGTAACGGTGCATGGTGCCGCTATTGACGAACCAGCGCTTCTGCCAGTAGAACCCGGGGCCGGGCTTGTACCGCATGACGGTGCTGCTCGTGAAGCTCGCCCGGTGGTGGTGCCCGTGGACGTAGATGTCGGCCACGACGTTCTCAGTCATGTCGTGGATCGCGTTCAGCGAGGCCCCCGGCTTCCGGCCCGTGCCGCGCACGCCGTGCTGCATGTAGACCACCCACGAGGCGCCGTTCGCCTGGATGGCGAGCGCACCTGCCTTATCGAGGTACGGGATCGGCGGGGCGCCCGTGAAGCCCTTGGCCCACAGCCCGACCACATCGACGTCAGCCTCGCGAGACGTGCGGGCCTCGTGGTTGCCCGTGAGACAGGCGAGGATGCGATGCCGGCGTGGGCCGAATATGGCGTCCAGCTCCAGGAGCTGGTCCTGCGGTGATAGCGTCTGCTCGTGCGGGTTGCCGACGCTCCGGCGGATGCTCATCTCCAGCATGTCTCCGGCGAGGATGATATAGGCTCCCTGGCGGTCGGCTTCCTTGAGGATCCGCTCCATCAGACGGGTGTCGCACCACGGGGAGCCGATATGCCAGTCAGACGCGACGAGAATCTTGAGGTCGCCCGTCGGGGCAAGCGAGACCTCAGCGGTCGGGATGCCTAGCGGGGCTTGCATAGCCCGCGCACCCGGTCGATGATCTCGTGGACGCGAGGCAGCAGCCCCCAGACGATAGCCGCCGCCGCGACCAGTTGCTCGGGATTGATCTCGCCCCACCGTCCCGCCTGGGCACTCTCGACGGAGATCAGGATCGCGATGATGGCGCCGATGAGGGTCATGTGCTGGCGCGGGCTCTCGGGGTCTGCCTTGATCGGGACAAGATGGTCAGGTGCGAGCTGTGCCGCAACCGTCGCGACCATCGCGGGCACGACCTGGGCGAGGATGCTCTCGAGGATCATATGCTGCCTCCTGCCTTTCGAATGCGGGTCACGAGGTCCTTCGGCACGGCGCCGTATGCCCCGGCCACCTGCGCCCACCACGTCGGGGCCTTCGCGTTCTCGGGCCTGCGGCGAATGTCGACGTGGATGAAGCCACGCCCGGGGTACACGCCGACTCCGCCGATCTCGGGGATCTGCGAGGCCAGGGCGGCCAGCTCGAGCATGTCGCCGGGTGCCTCGATGTCGCAGGCCATGCCGGTCGTGTGGAGGCTCATCGCCGCCCCACCGATCGCGCGGTTGTACGAGGGGCTCCGGTAACCGCTGGTGATCTTGAGCGGGCGTCCCGCGCGGGCGCGAAGCACCTCGAGCACGGCAGCGAGGGCTCGCAGGTTCGCGAGGGCCGCTTGGCTTGGGCGGTTCGGGTCGTTCGGCGAGATGAACTCAGCCAGTGAGAAGTGAGCGGAGAGCTTCATTCGGACCTCCGGGACACGACGGCAGCGACGATCTCGGCACGCAGGCCACGCAGCTCCTGGACGATCTCGAGGAGCCGCCGCTCGAGCGCCTCGTGCTCGCGACGCGTGACCGTCTCCTCGAGCCGGGATTCAACGGCCCGCAGGCGAGCGGACACAGCACCGTATCCCGCGGCGAACGTCACCAGCGGGACGAGATACGGCATGATCACGGTCGTGGCGTCCATGCTCGTCATATACCCGCCGGCACCGCGCCCTGCGGCAAGGCCGGTACGCCGATCGTGAGGTTGCTGATCGTGCCTTGCGATCCGAGTGCGCTCGTGGTCTGCGCCATCCTGGAAAGCCGCGTCATGCTCATCACCGGCCACGCTGTTCCTGCCGTTCCGGCATAGTTGATCTCCTGCCCGAGCACGCCATCGATGTAGATCCGCATGAACATGTATCTCGATCCGGAAAGCGTGTAGTTTGTCCATTCCGCGCGGATCTTGCCGTACCCGCGATCGTGGACGGTGGCCGAAGTATAGAGCACGTTACGGTTCGTGTTGCCAGTGTCGCGCCTGCTGAACACTACCCAGTTCCCCGACTTATCGGTGCGGAAGAAAAACCCGCCGGTGTCTCCCGTCGCGGTGTCCCCGAGGAACTCTCCGAGGCCGGACGCGCGGGGAGCCCAGATAGCATCAAACTCGATGTAACCGTTTTGCGACCACGACGGATCGATGGCGGTCGTCGGAAGCACCTGCGTGTCGGTCGTGCGGACATATCGGCCAGGGAGATAGCCTTCCGTGAGCTGTGCGCCAAACACGAGAATTGATCCAGAGGAATTATATGTGTCGATTCTGACGCGAATCGCTGTATCAGATGCCCCCATTGTTGCCGAAACTGAAAACCTGCGCCATGTTGCATCAAACGAGCATGTTACTGGTGATCCGACTGTAGCGGCGCCAAGTTGATTCATGATTCTGATTGCAACGCTAGCCGTGGTCACGTTGTTCCTGATCCATATCGAAAAAGTGTACGTTTTTCCAGCCACCCCTCCAGGTATGGTTACGTCCTGATAGATGCCTTGAGTTGCTGATCCACTTACATTCAAAAGCGTCGATGTGTCAGTCCCTTGCGGACTGTCAACAGACGAAGATGCTGCTGTCCACGTTGAAACTTGCCACGGTGTCGTTGCTGCGCCGATCGTTCCTTGAGATATTGGCTCAGAGTAGAGCAGCAGGTTATGCGGGTTCACTACGCCGCAGATATCCGCCTCGCGACGTATTGATGCTGTCGTGGTCGGGATGTAGCTTGTCGCGGCCGTGCCTAGTTCAAGCTGACTTCCCCAGACGTCGAAACTCGCGCCAGCGCTCAGAAGCAGCGCGATGCTCGTGTTAGCGTTTGAGCCGGTGATCGCGATGCGGGTCCAGTTTGTCCCGACCGTGGTCACCACGTCGGTAAAGACGTCCGTTCCTGTCGGCACCCCAGCAGATACGGTCTGCACCTGCATCGTGATCGCGACCGTCCCGGTGGTCGCCTTGACCCAGGCCGACCATGTGTAGTTATTCGCGCTTGCGCTCAGCCCCGTGATGATCTGGTAAGTGCTGGCATCGAACGGAGACGAGAACAGGAGGCGGTCAGCCGTGGTCGTTCCGTCCGGTGCCACCGCTGCATTCGACGTTACGCCACCAGCACCCTTGACCCATGCGGCGTTAGACTGATCTTCCGAGTAAAGACACAGGTTCGACGCCAGCCCCTCCAGGACGAGCCCGGCAGCGTTCGCTGGGTGGTCGATGGCGATTCCGTTCGCGTCCGTGGCCTGGTAATCGCTTGCGGATGCACCTACTTCAAACTGAGGACCGTAAATCTCTATGCCTTCTCCTGATGACCATGTTGATCCGCCTCCGACCTGGAAAGCAAACCCTGATGTATTAGCTACGGTTCTGGTCACGGAAAACCGCGTCCAAGTTGAAGTGACAGTCCAGCTTGTCATCGTAGAGCTAGTACTATCGTAAATGTATGCTCTTATTGTATTTGATGATCCTGTTGATCTAAGCCATACTGAGAATGTATATTCAACTCCAACTACAACTGCTCCAGATGTTAGTTTTGCTGTTCCATATCCAATAGATGCATCAGCTGAATTGCTGATCGCGCGATAAGCACGCAGTCCTCCATCAGGATCGGCGACTTGATAGATGTTAGTCCCGATTCCGGTTCTGGTCGTAGAAGTTGAAGAACTTAGGTCGTTGCTATCGATAAAAAGATTCCGTCGGTTTAGCCACGACCATCCGATGCGCGGCTCGTCGTCTCCAGCGGTCACGATGCCGTTCGTCCCGCCGCTCGCCGGGTTCGTGTTCCCGAGGAAGTAACGGGCGCTGCCGGTGCGGTTCGTGGTCAGCGCAGGCCCGAGGTCGTAGCGCGTCACGTTGCCAGCGGGCGCGTTGCCCGTGAAGCGCCAGCTGGTCCCGTAGAGCGACATCACCGTGATGTCCGTGAACGTAGTCGTCCCGGTCGCAGCCTGGTACGCAGTGATCCGGTTCACACCAGGGGAGAGATAGAATCCGGAGCGCTCGTCAATGCGGCCAACCCCGTTCGCGTCCGTGGTGATCGGCACCCGGCGACCCGTGGCGCTCGTAGCGAGGTAGTAGGTTCGAGCTGTAGACGGGTTGTTCTGTATCGTGATCACAGCGGGCGTCGGTGCATCGCCGAGGACCGTGATCGTACCCACGCCCGAGGCCATCGTGGCCAGCGTGGCGGCCTCGTTCACGCGGGCCGTGTCCACGGCCAGGCCCTGCACGTAGCCGGTTCCCGCACTCACGGAGCTGCTCATCGTCGCCGGGACAGCCGTGCCGGTGACCTGGTAGCGGATGGTTCCGGTGAGCCGCTTGAGTTCGTCGGCCTGGATCTGCACGCGCCCGAAGTCGACAAGCAGCTCGAGCGACCCGACGACCACCCGCGAGGGCCGGGGAGCGTAGACGCCTTGCAACCAGTCGAGAGCCCGCAGCTTGTCAGCGTAGCTCACCGAGGCAATGTAGAGGCTGCCCACGATGGTGATCTCGCGCACGCCGAAGTCCACGGTCGTCTGCCGGACGCGAAACGGACCTTCGAAAGTCTCGACCGTGCCGGGCTCGACCAGGGCCGCGGGGTCCCACAGGCCCGTCGTCTCGCGGATGTTGAGCCGGTGGATCGGCCCGTTGACCAGCTCGAGGCCGTTGACGAAAACTTGCAGGCTCATAGCGAATAATCCCTCAGCGTGTACGTCGCCATATTGTCACCCGGCCCGCCACTATCTGTTATGCCCCAGAGCAGGAGCGTCTTCTGCGAGCCGTCCGGGAGCTGCACGAGGACCGTATCGCCAGGCTCGGCGTAATCCAGGAGCGGGGCCTCGACCGTATAGACGAGGTGCGACCGCAGATACTCGTCCATGTAGTTCTCGGCGTAGGTGCGGCATTCCATCTGCGAGAGATTGGCCAGGCGGATGATCTTGGCACGGTGCTCCACGATGTCGCCGACAGCCGTCGCGCCGGAACCGCCGCCGCCGGTGATGCTCACGGTCGGGTACGTCGTGTGACCGTTGCCCCAGGTAAAGGACGGATGGATGTAGTCAATCACACCCGATCGAATGTAGGCGGTCCAGGTCTCGGACGCAGTCCCGCCTGTCGCCGTGACGGTCGGGACGGACGTGTACCCGCTTCCTCGGTTCGTTACAAACGCCTCGATGGCGGCAGGACCATATTTCGCAGCGTTACGCTTGACCCACGAGGTCGGTGCGTACCGCATCGAAACGTTCTTGCGGGCGTCCGGCATGCTCCAGGTCGTCCCGAACCCTGCCGAGTTGACCGGGCTGGACACCGTAAGAGCCGTGCTGTCCGACAGTTGAGCGGTGTGGGATGAGATATTTCCCTGGATGATCTCGACCTCAGAGATGTAATGAGTTGAGTTCAGGATCTGCCGAACGCCGAACGCGATGATGGTCGGTCGATTAATATCGAGGATGTCGGCTAGAACCTCGTCATCGAGCGTTACGCCTTCTTCTGTTACGAGGATCTCGTCCTGATTGGGCATCTTGGCAAACCCGCCGAGATCTGTCCATCCGGTGATGTTTACCTGGCGATCTCCATAGGTATAGAACGCCGATAGGATCATCCCGGTTCCCTTAATGGTGATGCGCTTGATCCGAGAGAACGCCTTCATCGGGTTCGATGGCGGCATCGTAAACCAGAACCATTGAGCGAACGGTGTCCCTGTGAACGGAGTCGTCGTGCTTAGCGTTGATACGCTCTTCGGGTCGCCGTTATACATTCGTTCAGGATTCGTGAACGCCTGATGCAGCGTCGATGAATGGATGACGCTCGTGACACCGCCGAAGCATTGAGCGGTGATGTTGATCTCAGCCGGGTCCTGCATCTCCGAGATCACTGTCAGGCTTGTGATTCGTTCCGCACGGTCTTCGACCTTGACCTGGGCCATGCCGGGTAGCACATACTCAGGAGCGGCCTTCTGCGTTACGGGACCGATTCGAACCTGGCCATCGACCCTATCCCGCAGCAGCACGTTCGCCGGGCATGTGTCGGCCATCGTTTGCCGCACGATTGAATCGAGATAGTCGCGCTCCTTGCGATACGGTTTTGTCGCGATGCCGGTTGCGTCAACGACCCATTCGGAGAAGTCCAGTGGACCGCGGAAAAAGTTGCGGCTTGTGATCACTCGGATCACGTTCTCGATGCTGTTCAGATTAACCGAGAATCCGCCGTATGTACCTGAAATGATCTCGATCGCCTGCGGCCCATCGCGCCTGATTCCGTAAGAAACGTCAGACCCAAGCCAGCGATTGATGATCGCGTGATAGGTCGAGAGATAGTATTCGTACTCGTTCGTGACGCTGGCGGATGCCTTCCATGTGTTGCCCTTGTTAGGGACAACCACGCCAGCGAGCGGAAGCACGGTCACACTCTGAGGTTGTGAGAGTGTGGCGCCTCCTGCTGTCGTCAGCATACCGAGCTGGTGGTGCGCGTCGTTCCAAGCCGGCCAGTGCTCGAGAGTTGAGAGCCTGATCGAGTCGCCGGCTGCTACGGTAGCGCCTCCGACCGGGTTAACCGGAAGCGAAGCGAACGTCATCGCGCCAGTTGTCCGGTTGATCGCTGTGATCTCAGCAGTGGCCTGGGCGCCGTTCGATGCGAAGGTCACCGTTACATACTCGCGGTTCTGCCACCCTGACGCAGGGAGCCCAGGCTCCGTCCCGGACAGGTTGCTCACGCCTTGAGCATACCCGGCAGCATCCAGTGGCGTGATGGTCTTAGCTCCAGTGTCCACGCTCGCGATCTTAGTCTGTAGCAGGTTCGTGTAGTCTCTACGATCGCTAAGAAAATAAGGCTCGCGATACTTAACATCAACGAAATAAAGCCGTGTTAGCGTTCCGGTTACGGTTATCGTCACGTTAGTGGTAGCGCCGAGATAGAACAGCGCGTTATCGGTAGCATCGAACACGCTCGCGCCCGTGGCGGACGTGGTGAACGTGCCGGAGCCCTCGACAGTGATCGCATAGTATCCGGCGGGGACGCTCGAGACGGTCTGTGTGGCCGTTCCGCTTGCCAGGTTCGGACCCATAACCTTCGGTTGAATCCAGCGATCCACGACCCTGTAGCGAACCCACACGTCCACCGGAGAGCCGGTAGCGGCCGGAGCAAGCCATTCAATTTGATACGGGACTACGGTGGTGTTAACCATGTAGTCCGTACCGCGGGTGTAGGTGCTGGTAAACGCCGCATTCTTGCCGAGCGTGATCGTCGTACCGATGTTAGTGTCGTTCGTGTCGCCGTTTTGCGGGTTCGCACCGGAAGCGTCCAGCTCTCTCAAGTAGATGTGAGATTCGCCAGACAGACTGAACTTATCACCGGTCGCGATGCTCGCGAGAGACAGCTTGTTCGTGATGGTCCTGGCGATGCCGAGCAGGCAGTGACTGTAGACGCGCAAGTCGATCGGCATGCGGACGGCAGGGATGTAGATCCCCTTGAGCTTGCTGAGCACGCCCTCGCACGAGACCTCCAGCACCTCCACGATGCTGCCGCCCCGGCGTGTGACGCTCTCGCGGACCTCCTGGATGACGCCCCGGAAGTATGCCCACAGGCCCCCTCCGATCCCGCGGTCGACCTGCACCTGCTGGTACTGGCTCACCGTCAGGCCCGCCGGGATGCGAGCCTTGAGCAGCGTGAGGTTTAGCGTCCAGGTGCCCTTGTCGAGATCGAACGACCGGGAGCGATTGATGACAGCGCCACCGTTCAGCGACCACGCCGCGCCAAGCTCGTCGAGCAGCCGGAAGTCGTAGCGGATGCTGATCTGCCGCGAGGCCAGTGCGCGGTTGAGGCCGTCCACCGAGAGGCCGGTCAGCTCGTTAATCATCGGTAGGCCACCGCGTTCGCGTTCAGGCTGCGGGTCGTGTCGACCGATGGCGCCCGGAAGTAGGCCGAATCAGGGAACGCCTCGCGGAAGTCCCGGACGTTGACGACCTGTGTGTAGATCGGGCGATCCGGCGTCTCGCCGGGCATCACCGCGGGTTTCTCATCGGGTTTGATCCCGAGCATTGCCAGCGCCTGATTACGGAGATCAAACAGATTTGGGCCTTGCATGTTCGGAACGACAGCACGACCGCCGCCGATCGGGATGAGCGTCGCGTCGATTGGCATGTCCTTGGGTGTCTTGGCCATCTCCTGAAAGATCAGGTTAGCCTGATCGCGAGCCTTCTTGGCAGCCTCTTGAAGGGCACGAAGCTCAGCGCCTCCGATGAGGCCAAAGCTCAGGCTGTATGCTGGACTGCGCTGAAAGTCAAAGACAGCCTGTTCGGCTTTCCTGGCTCGTTCTTCAGCCGCCTTCGTTTCTCGCTGGAGCTCATCGAACCTCGGGTTCCTGTTGGCATACTTCTCCGGGTTCACTAGCTTGTCGATCTTCTCGGCGTTGTCTTTGACCTCCTTGGAGATCCGCTCCGCTTCCTTGCCAGCGTTGACCACGCCCTCGTACATCATCAGCCCGAACATGGCGGCGATGCCGAGCGGACCAGTCAGTGCAGACGACAGACCGTCAATCGCAGAACGAACAGCCGGGCTCTGCGCCAGGGCCTGGACGATCTGATCTTTCAGCTTACTGCCGATCGTGCTTGCGACTGCACCAAAGTTTCCGGCGAAGATCTGTGACGCCATAGACAGCGCGTCATTGAGTTGAGCCGCGGCGTTCTTGGCAGCTTCCTGGTCCTGCTTGGCCTGCCACGCGATGTAATCGGTCTTCAGATTCTTCCGGCGCTTGTCGTCATCGCGGTCCTGCTTGGCCTGCCACGCGATGTATTCGCTGGTCAGCTTGCGGCTGCGCTCGTCCGCGTCGCGGTCCTGCTCGGCCTGCCACGCGACGTAATCGGCGATGATCTTCTTGCGATGCTCGGCGTCCTTCTGAGCCTTCTTGATCTCCTCCGATGTCGGACCACCGGCAGCGGCGGGTTTGGTCCCGCTCAGGCCCTTGAACGCGGTCGACACGCCGCCAGCCTTGCCAGCGTCGATGAGCGCCTTAACGTCCGGGGTAATGAGCCCACCGAGCGCCCGGATGCCGGACCCGGCAGCCGACACGGCCTTCCCGCCCAGCGTGATCACGCCCTGGACGGCGCCACCGATCGCGTCCTTGACGTCATCGGCCTTGCTCTGGAGGAACGTCAGCGCGTTCCCGAGGGCCTGCTTGATCGGGGCCGGGACGAACGCCCCGATGCGATCGAGCACACCGGAGACGATCTCCAGGAGCGACCGGAGTTTCTCGCGGATCCAGTCAATCACCGCGTTGAACGGCTTGCGGATGTTCTCCACGAGCTTTCCAACGAGGGTCGAGATGCCGGAGAACAGACCCGAGAAGAACTTCGTCAGGCCTTCCCAGTTGCGCGCGATCGTGTAGGCCAGCGCCGCGACAGCAGCACCCGCCGCGAGGAACGGGCCGGCAGCGACGACGGCTGTGCCGAACGCCGTCGCCACTCCCGTGAGGGCCGGGATCATCGAGGCGGTGAGCGCCCCAGCGATGGCGACGATCGTCACCTGGAGCCCGGGCGGGAACAGCTTGTCCATCGCCGCGACGAACCCAGACTTCTCGATGGTAGCCGCGAATCCGGAGATGATGTTCGCCGCGTTGCTTATGATCTCGGTGATATGGAAAGCGCTCTTGAGCTTCTCGCCGATCAGGGTCGCCGTGCGCGTCGCACCGTCAACGAGGTTAGAGAATGCGCCGTTGAGCGTCATGCTCTGCTTCTTCATCATGTCAGGGAACTTTTGGTTCATTCCGTTGATGAGCGCGTTAATGGCGGTCGTGCTGTCGATCGCGCCCTTCTCGGCCATCTTCATCGCCTCGGGGATGCTCACCCCGATGGCGCTGGCGATCATCTTCCAGCCCGGGATGCCCATCTCCGCGAGCTGGTTCATCTC